AATAATGAACGATCTCGTGTGCCCAAATCATATTTGAAGCCATTAGTAATCCGCTGTAAAATAGGGTTACTGATATATAAAGGTCAGTAAATCTATATGCTAATATATTCATAGGATTGAATAACATTCCAACAATCACCATTACGATAAACATAATAAAGTGCCTCTCATATAAACTTGATTTCATTCTATATAATACATATATAAAATTGAAATGGTACACCTGATGTAACTATTACGTATCACAACAACACAAATGGATCTCCCAACCGCAAACATCATTGGAACTACTATGGCATCTGAAGAACAAGAAACCGTTCATCTCGGACATCTCATGGATGATGAAACCGCGTGTCTCGCCAAAATCAAGGCGCATCGTGCAAATGGGTTTGATTTCTACGGCGACGAAGAGGAATTGACGCGGTGTCTTGAACCCATTGAGTGGGATTGGAATAGTTACACGGATGATAAGCGTCCATACATTCGTAAATACGCTGAGATGATGGGTGAACTCGAACGCATCAGGAAAGACATTGATGTCGCAAAAGAAACCATTAAGGATATTGATTTGACGCCACAACAGGTTAAGATTGAGGTGAAGGAATATGCATCTAAGTTTGAAGCGAGTTTGACTGCTCTTACGCACCGATTCGAGTGCCAGACCGAAGAACTTAAACTTGAACATTCACAACGTATTGAAGCAATGGGTGAGAAAATAAATCGTCTTGAACGAATGGTTGGGGTTATGGCATCGCCGTATTTTGGGGCCTATAACAAATTTACATTGAATTATGTAGTTCATACCAATGATGAGTTTATGTTTCAGGTTATCATTAATCGTATTGAAGTGACATCAGTAGATGGACAATCTGGATTTAGTCGTGTAATGGAATCGCTTCTCATATGTATCTACCATAACCGAATTGAAATGTTGCGTAGAATTATGGAACGATATGCCGATGACACACCTTTACCGATTTCACCTACGGGTTCCCCATATATTATCATGGAACTGTTAACGAAGCATACTAAATTTAATGCCACGTATCAAGCGAGTAATGGGACAAATCTAAGGATATGTACCAATGAAGGAAGATTTGATTCCACATTACATATGGCCGCCGCATTTGGACGCATTGAGATTATTGAGATTATGATTGGTTATATCGCAGCACTTCCACATCCAAATACAGTTGTTATTCCAGTTCCATCAGGCGACAACGGAAATAAAATATGCACCATCTTGCGCGATTATGGCGTGACCTCCATGCCACGATTCTAAATAACTATTGGAATACAATAATTTTTTTTTAAAAATGCAAGGTATCGTTAATTATAAAATATATCTAGTATAATATGAATATCTACCATAAAATTATTTTTATTTTAAAAATAATGTTTTTAGTATTGATAGTTCTTGTCAAGACGGGACTAATTCCAAGCAATATACCATTTCAAATTATAGTAGATGGAACATTTAAAATAGTAATGGGTTTATTCGTCATATACATTTCGTTTCCATGGAGGAGAGATTACTACCAGATTAATAGAGAAGATTACCTCATTATATTTATGTCGGGTGTGATCTTTTTATTAACGATAGATTATAAAGAGTACCTACAATCATATAACGATCTGTTTACTAATGTTAAAACAAGAAACGTGAGGAAAAATATTAAGGCGCAATAAATACCATCGACAATTCACTTATTAAATATGAAATGCATTTCATATTTAACATACCATTTACCAATAAATTATCACATTTTTATTACTGAAACATATCGTCAATCAATGTATCTAAATTATATCTGCGAACCCATCCAAGTTTTTCGATTGCCTTCGTTGGGTCTCCCAATAGTATGTCCACCTCACATGGTCGGAAATATTTCTCGTCAATTTTAACAAGGGTCTTTCCAGTAACACTATCCTTGCCAATCTCATCCATAGATGTACCATCCCACACAATAGATTTACCAATTTTGTTGAAACATCGCTCTACAAATGACCTTACTGTATGGGTTTCACCCGTCGCCAATACATAATCATCGGGATAATCCTGTTGCATCATTAACCACATACCATATACATAATCATTCGAATGCCCCCAATCGCGTTTACTTTCTAAATTTCCCAATGTTAACACATAGTCAGGATCTTCGCCAGTTTGGATTTTCTTTACTCCATTCACAATTTTCATTGTTACAAAGTTCCCGCCTCGTCGTTTACTTTCGTGATTAAACAATATCCCATTGCACGCATACATACCATAACCTTCACGATAATTTTTCACTATAAAATGACTATATACCTTGGCGCAAGCATAAGGTGATTGGGGATTAAATGGTGTAGTTTCGCGTTGGGGTGTTTCTAATACATCGCCATACATTTCACTTGTTCCCGCCTGATAAAATCTTGTCTTGTCGATAATGTCTTTTGGAAATGTACGAATTGCTTCCAGTAGTTTCAGTGTACCCACCCCGTCAATGAGTGTAGTATATTCGGGGACTTCAAATGAAATCTTTACGTGACTTTGCGCTGCCAAGTTGTACACCTCAAACCTTTCAAAATTCGGATGTGTGTTCACTATTTTAGTGAGATAATTAGTAAGGGACGAACCATCGCTCATATCACCATATTCTAAATAAATATGGTCACGTATATGGTCAATTCGTGTATGTGAAAACAAAAGGGATGTTCTCCGGACGATACCGAATACCTTGTAACCTTTCTCAATCAGTAATTCCGCGAGATAAGACCCATCTTGACCAGTAATTCCGGTGATAAATGCGAGTTTACTCATTAATAGTTACAATAAAATATCTTTAAATATAATGAAATCAATACAAATATTAAGTTAATATATAGTTACAATGAAAATCGGTTGTATCATACCATCAACATCAAAAGGGAGAGAATGGGAATCTATTGAGGAATCATATTTGTATGGGACGACATTAAAATCTTTTGTGGAAACGTGCAATAATGAACACGCGTACACATTTTATATTGGAATTGATAAAAATGATCCGATATATGATAATGATCAAAATAAGGAAATCATCCAATCTTTTTGTCCCGATATGAAATTTGAGTTTGTTTACATGGATGGAATACAACCAGGTCATCTGACCCTTATGTGGAATCGTTTATTTGAATTGGCGTACCGTGATAATTGCGATTATTTTTTTCAATGTGGGGATGATATTGATTTCAAGACAAAAAATTGGATTAATGACTGCATTGCAGCATTAGAAAAATCAGACGGGGTTGGATTGACCGGTCCCATTAATAATAATAGTAAAATTTTAACCCAAACGTTCGTATCAGTTAAACATATGGAGTTATTTGGATATTATTTTCCAGAGGAGATTATAAATTGGTTTTGTGATGACTGGATAAATGATATATATAAAGACATTGAACGATTTTACCCAATGCACAACCATATATGTATTAATATGGGCGGAAATCCTAGGTACAACATAAATAACGATATTTTCACTAATCAAAAGGAATTTGAAGAGTCAATTCGTAAAATGTCTAAATTAAACGATGCTATTGTTAAAAGAGACTTGAAACGCATAAAATGTAAAATATAAATATGGGGACTATAAATTTAAATATACATAAATGGTATATTTAAATGAGTAAACCGAGCAGTTTCTCTACCATTTGTACATCTAATTGTGCAATTGAATTGGTCGGGTTATTATTATCACTTTCAGTCTTTCATCCAGATGAAACCATATATGTATTATGTGACACGAAAACAAAAAGAATCATTGATACAATGACGCCACGCCCGAAGTTACAAATCAAATGGTTTATTGAATTGGATAAATATGACGGAATGAACCGCCAAATGATGGAACAAAATGGATTATTCGGTAACTTTTTATTGAATAAAATGAAAATAATGAAATATGTATTAAGGGACTATAAAGATACACTATTTTTGGATAGTGACATCATAATTGTCAATGCAATCCAGGATATTGATAGAACTAAACAGGTTGGTCTCTCACCACAATTTATTCAAAAAAAACATCTAGATATAACTGGATATTATAATGCAGGATTATTATGGACAAATTCAATAGACATATGTGATTATTGGGAATCTATTATTAATTACACAAACCATTGTCCTGAACAAATAAATATGACACAATTAAGAAAATATTCTTATTTTGAATTCGGCGAAGAATATAATGTACAGGCGTGGCGAATGTATCTGTCAACTGAAAATAAACAAACGATTGCCAACCATATTACGAGTTCAGATACATTATATTATAAAAATAAACCGTTAAGGTTTATTCATACACATTTCCATGATGCCAGATTTAAACAATTTAATGAATGTATCATACACCATCTATCAAAATCAAAAATGTACAAGGTTCTCGCCATTATATACCGAGTAATTAATAATAAATGGATTTTAAAAATTCCCAAGCAACCCATGAAGGGATGGGGACAACATAGTAATGATAGTTACAGAGAATTACCTCTCTTGATGAAGAAACAAAATACGGATTTAGATGTCCGATACGTTAATAATACGCGTCATTGCTGGTTGGAACCCAACATATTAACGTATGATAGAGATACACTGGAATGGTGTAATGAAGAAGTCCCACAATGTTCACTTATGCTTTTAGGAAATGGCGACATTGAAAAAGAGGGGAAATATCTCAAGAATAAGATACCGAAATTGAATATAAAACCTTGGATTTTCTGGCCTAGGAAACCAGAATTACTTGAAAAAATATTAAAAGAAATCACCCATATGACGTTTAAAGAACGATCCAATGAATCTATATTCATCGGTAATTTTGAAAATTCCGTCCAGGAAAAATTTCGAACAAATACAAATTGGGGAGATGTAGTAACAGAATACCATTGCACTGCGGGAATAAAACATAAATTCACACATGAAGAATATCTAATGAAATTGGGTCATTCCAGGTATGGATTGTGTCTACGGGGATACGGTTCGAAATGTCACCGCGAAGTTGAACTGATGGCGTTCGGAACGATTCCTATTGTAACACCAGATGTAAACGTTAATTCATATATGGACCCATTGGTTGAAAATACACACTACATTCTAGTAACAACACCAGACAAATTAATAGAAACGATACGAAAAATAGACGAAGAACAATGGACAAAAATGTCTATGAATTGTCGAGAATGGTACATGAGGAATGTACATAGTGAACATTGTTGGAATAATATGATCGAACACGTCTTATACGATTAATGCAACGATATATTTAAAATCCAATTCGTTGTAAATCGGGTGATATATTGGAGTATGTTTCACATATATAGTTCAATGGATGTCGTATTCGTTCATATATTGTTTCAATGAAATTTATATGTGTTCCCATTTTTTCACATTCCGTTGTAACATTATTATCTAATTTATACTCTATACGTTTTAGTATTTCATTATTTTCTTTAATATTCTCATTCATCTGGATGATAATATCTGTAATTTCTTTATTATCCATTACTATAACCAAAAAAAATAATAGTACGAATTTACATTATTATACACAGGATATTTACATCGTGTATTAATTGAAAAAACTAAAAAATCTTTTTTTTGTTTGTTGTTTTGGTTTTGATTTGTTCGTATTTCGTCGCCTACGTACTTTCCTTTCTTGTGCTCTCCGTTTTCTTGATTCCTTCACATTCTGTCTCCGTTTTATTTCTCTCTTTTGATCCTGTTTGAACTTGTTAGAATTATAATATTTTTCTTTAAGTACCTTATATTTTTCGTTTGTTTCCTTACACATTTTGGTTTTCTTACACGGATACCACACTTGTCCGTGTTGTGTGCACCAACATTCCTGTGGTCCAAATAGTTTCTTATCGCCATCTTCAGTCATAAATCCCATATTATATTATAATGTTATAATAAAATTGATATGGGTATATGATTACATAAAATATTAACGAGAAAGTTATGGCAAGTTTTCCAGATATGTACCAGAATTATCTCATCCGTGAAAGGTATTACATGAGGTATGCAAAACTGACAAGAAAAATACGAAAGCACCTGGAAGAAGGTATGTCGTGGTGTGAAGATCCGATGTCTATAATGCTAATTTCGTTGTCATACGAACAACAAGATACATATATTGATACTGGTGAACGAGATGCAAATAGTCTGTTTTATTATAAACTAAATCAAATGATTCAGAAAAGGTGTCGTCTATGGACTATGATTGAAATGATTGAAGCGTCCCTTATCATTTGAAACAAAAAATATTTTAATTCATTATTTTATTTTTATTGAAATACGTCCTTATATTTTTCCTGAATTTCTTTCATGTAATCGCCACCTGGAAGAAACTTGTATCTAATATTTTTGGCAACGATAAATGTACCCAATGTCATTGCAAACACCCGCAATTTACGCCACATTAATGTTGATTTTTGAATGAGTTGTACCTTATCACGCATGTTATTAATGATACTGATGCGTGTAGTTATATTCCAACCGGTGTACGACCCCAATCCACCATATCGATCGATTTCATAATCAAGTAATTTGTTAATATGGTACCGCATTTGTCTTTCGTTTCTAATCATAGACCTATCACGACATATCATCGATGTAAATATCTCGTCGCAACCAGATTCTTTCGATGGTCCAGGCATGTAACTGTAATAATCCAGCATACTATTATTGAACATTCATAACTAATTAGGTATCAATTTTAATTATATAAAGATAAAAGGAGGTATTTATGTAACGATGGATTACTTGAAGAGTCATGGATATATGGTGATTGATAATGTATTGAGTCCAGAAGAGGTTGAATTTGCGACCAAACTATTCCATGAGTGGAGAATAAAAAACCAAATTGTTACAAAGAATAATGGTCTCATTCACAGTCATAATGCAGGACATCAAGAACACGCGTGGTACATCAGGACATCTGTAAATCTAACCAATATTTTTAAACAATTATGGAATACAAATGATTTGATTGTTTCGTTTGATGGGTGTTGTTACATGGCACCCGAAGATCATTATGATGGGGAATGGACGCACGTAGACCAATCCCCAAATAACACGGACTTCAGGGGGTACCAGGGATTTGTTTCATTAACCGACAATCAAGAAAAAACGCTTCTAGTGTATGATCGCAGTCATTTAATGTACGATTCCTATGTAAAGGAACGTGGATTAACCGGTGATAAAAACTTTTTGATGATCGACCGAGATTACCTGGAACCATTAGAGAAAACCGCACTTGACGTCAAAAAGGGGTCGTTGGTGGTATGGGATTCGCGATTATTTCACCAAAATCAGGCGCCGAGTTCCAGTGAGGAGAGATTGGTTCAGTACGTTTCATACATGCCCCGAAATCATAAGGATAATACAAAGACGAATGAAGATAAACGATTGCACGCATTCAGGAATGGAATTACCACGACGCATTGGGCTGCACCGATGAAGCGACACAGTTGGGCGAGTGACGAACAAAGTATAATATTTGATATGAAACATTACGGCAATTCCATTTATAATTTAATATAAAAAAATCATTAAATGTTTCAACATTTAAACCACAAACATAATCCAGATTTTTAGCTTTCATTTTTCTCGTTGTTACACCTTTGAACATTTAAAACGCCGACCTAATCCAAATATTTTTAGGTTTCCTTTTTCTTGTTTATGGTCTTTTTACATACTTTTCACTTCTATCATATGCTCCTCTTATTAGATTTTTATAAATATGTATTGGTATTTCATGTAATGCATCTTTTACATTATTAGCATCTTTTACATTATTAGCATCTTTTACATTATTAACTAATTCATCATATGTTAATCCTTTTTTTCTTTCGTGTAATATTATTAGTAGATTTGTATTTATCTACCCATCTCATCAAACTTCTTTCATATCAACCGAATATTTTACAGGTTTGCACTTGATTTTTAGAATGGGATAAATAGTATTTAACTGCTGATAATTTATAATCACTACTTTTATGTGTAGGCATTTTATTATAATATCTATATGTTATAATAAAAAAATTTAATAAATGCCCTTATGTTTCATATAGTGAATTTAGAATATAACACTTATATTTTGTGCCGTTTTAAATGTGCGAGGGTGTATACATTCTTGATGTTTTACGTTTCTTACGTTTCTTACGTTTCTTACGTTTCTTCGTTTTTTTCTTACCACCACTAAGTGCGATAAATGCATATTTTGAAATAAATATTATTTCTAGATTACCAGTTAAGTTTATATCTGGACCAAATAAATATTCTGGATTTCCTTCTTTTTGTAGATTTTCAGGTGTCAACCTATTTATTAAATCATCATAGTCTACAAGTTTATTACTTATAGGCGTGCTAACATCACCTACACCACGCCAGGATGAACTTAATACATTACACTTTCCACCCCCTCGGTTAAACACGACGAAGTTATGCTCGGATGAAAAGAGATCACCACCATCCGATATATTATCACTAAGTATTACACATATACATAACTTTGTATACGGTAATGCCGTATAAAAATGAGGATGACGTTCCTCCCGAATATCATCAATTTCAGTTTGGGATATATATTCAAACATGATTTTCTCTACGAGTGGATGTTTAAATATTGTATTATATGTAGTCTCAAATCTTTTTCCAATCGGTTTTGTTAAATGTAATAATATCATAGTAAATATAAGTTTAGCCGTAAAACGGCAACCACACATTCTTTGGGACATATGGGTCGCTACAACATCATCCTCATCCAGCTTAATACCCTTTAACATTTTTTTTTTTTCTGCTATGGATACTCCTTGATATTTTTCTAACATAGTTATGATTTGGTCTGATTCGTTCTCTGCGACAGACTTACTTTTATCTTGTTTATAATCTTCTTCTATTTGAATTTGTCGTTGAATCGCATTATTATAATTAGATACCATAGTATCCAAATAAATATCTAATGTTTCGTCTGATGCTCTTGCTTCTACTGTTTCTGCTGCTGCTCTTGCTTCTACTGTTTCTGTTGCTGCTGCTTTCTTTTTCGCATCTTTTAGAGCATCATCAATTCGACGTTTCATATATTATAATAAAATAAAAATAAAAACTGAATTATATAAAAACAAATAAAACAATTCCATTTATAATTTAATATAAAAATAGTTGATACTGTTATGTCGTTTATTGCTGTTTGTGGAGGCGGGGGCAAAACAACTATGTGTAAAAAATACCCCACTTTATTTTTAGACATAGACGATTTTATATGGGGATTTAAGGAATACAATGAATCATTGGAGCAGTCGGTTAATGAGTCAAACCATAAAAATATAGGAACCATTTATGAAACAATTATGAAGTTACACGGCGATAAGTTAGATAAAAGTCGTATTATACTTGGTCATCACCCCAAAAATGCGGAGATATTAGGGTTGAGACATTTATGTTCCATTAAACCGAATCGCGAACTTCATGCTGAAAATATAAAGATGCGTAATCAACCACTGAAAGATATTGCGATTCGTTGTTGGAATGAGTTAGACGATGCATTGATTTACAATTCACACGAAGAATTTGAAAAGATTCTTATGAATATGTGGGGAAGAACATTCCATGATGCATTTGGTTCGTAATTAAAATTGAACGATACAACCATAGGTAAGACTATAACACGAGATGATATCACAAGAGGAGATTCTAGCGGCAAATGTTATGTTGTTGCCGTCAATTGTAGCGGTATCATTTATTATAGATTCTGGTGCGAAATGTGAAACGATTATTGCTGGATTTGGTGTCATCATACATTGTCCATTCAGTTATGTTCTTCACATTCATCGAGGATTGTTCGATAATCCAGTTATGCGTACCAAACTCTTCAAGTTCGACGCATCGTTCATCCACATTCACGCTCTTCTCACTGGTTACGCGTGGTTTTTAAAAATAAATTGGATTGAGGTGGTATACCACGCGTGTTGTATCGCCAACATCGTGCGTTCCAACCCATTACAATTCCCTGAAATTAAGAATAAGATTGATGTATTGTGTGCGATTGGTATCATAAAGAGTTCATATGGACTTCGATATAGAAATACATGGTTGTGGATATGTTGTCTTATATTTTGGGGAATTGGATTTGCCATTCACAACCGAAAACTATTTGGACGCACAAGTGCGCTCGTATTCCACACATTACTTGTGATTCCCCAATATTGTATGATGATAGGGTGTCAGGAGTATACCCATCCATAAATGTAACATTTATAATGACAATTAATGTATTTTGACGGAATAAGTGGTATTGGTGCATCGGTTGCTATATCAGATTTTTTGATGATATGGTTCCAACCGACCACACAGAGTACATAAATGTATTTGTGAAATTTCATTAATGATGTATAGCATTTTATCGGTTATTTTAAACATATAGGCGCGTTTATTTTTTATATTATATTTTATTATAACATAATGGATAGTGAAATGCAACGTATACTTAGTATGCGACGTGAAGCACGTGACAACATAATGAAAAAATTTGGTCTTGTAACGGGAAGTGAAATGCTAGCAGATCATTCAGAATTGAAGGCAAAGGGTCTAAGAGAAAGAGCAGCAAGACTAAGAACAAATGGATCACCAGAAGCATTGGCAGCAGCAGCAGAAGCAGAAAAACATGCAATATTCGCAAAAATGGAAGCAGACCATTATAGAGGATTGGCAGTGAGAGCAAGGGAAACAATTAGGAAAAGAAAAATAAAAGATGGACAAATGACATCACCCCACGATATGGACAGTTTAACGTATATACTTGGATTAAGCAGTCTCAATGAGGAGTCACAAGGCGCATCCGACCCCCACGATATGGTCAATTTAGCGGATATGCTTAGATCAAGCACACTCAGTGATGTGTCACAAGGCGCATACGACCCCCGCGATATGGAAGGTTTAGCGGATATGCCTGGATCAAGCACACTCAGTGAGGTGTCACAAGGCAAATCAAAAAAACGTCGCGGCGTTGAGTCAGCAAGATCTGCACCAGCAAAGTGGGCAGACCATGATAGAACATCGGCAGCGGTAGCAAGATTACAGGGAGCAAAGCAGAGAAGAGATGATGCATCATGGTTTTCAAATCAAGCAATAAGAGCTGCACAGGCAGCACCAACGGACCCAGTACTAATGGAAAATTCAGCAAGAGCGAAAGAGGCAGAAGATGCAGCAATGGCAGAATTTAAAACTACAAAACTTGATACATTAAGAGGAGAAAAAGTTGGAGGTGCGGTAGTAAGTAGAATTGGATCAGAACTTCCATTACAGACCCGGAACAGCAATGGTGGCAGAAAAACTCGCGGAAGAAAATCGCGTGGCAGAAAAACTCGCGGAAGAAAATCACGTAGAAGAAAATCACGTAGAAGAAAATTTTAGATATCGGATATATAGATGATATGGGTTAAAAATAATAGACGAGAGGGTTCGTTGTTTCATTATGCCCATTTTATTTGTGACTGTTTATTTCCGGAGATAATTAATGGTGTATACAAATATGATGAAGTTGTTAGAATGAAAAACTTAAACCAATGATGTAAGCATTTTATCGGTTATTTTAAAAATATAGGTTCTTTTATTTTTTTATATTATATTTTCTTATAATATAATGGAATTTCAACCGGCAACTATGTTTAATGACATTAGTGAGAAAGTAAAGCTAGTATATGTCGAACTAGAAAAAGCAAAGAAACATGATAAAAAAAAAGATGTAGCAATACTATACCACTTAGTGGTGAGATTAACATCAGATGGATTAACATACGCAATAGCAATGTATGAGAACGAATCACCAGGATCAAAAGAGCGGAGAAGAGCCAATAATTTAAAAAATCATATGGAACGAAGGTTAGTCGTATTAAGACAAGAATCATTTGCAGCATATCAGGAAGCAGAAAAAGAAGCACTTGATAGATTAAAAGCAGCAGAAATTAAAATGGGTATGTCAAAAATAGCGCAAGATACCGCAATGGAAGCATATTACAACGCATTTGATTCGGGTGATGAAGCAAGAATAGTGGAAACATTATCGGAAACGGATATGAGAGAAATGGCGGCAACGGCAGATTTGAAAGCATATCGTGACGCAAAAGAAGAATTAGAAATGTTGCCAATGGAAATATATGAAACACACCATTCCGTAGAAACAGAAATAAAAAGATCGAAAAGGAAATTGGAAAAAGATGGACAAACGGCATTACCCCACGATGTGGACAGATTAGCGTATAGTTTTAGTAAATTAAAAGGACCCGATGATGTGTCACACGGCGCATCCGAACCCGATAGCAAAATAACTCGAAGGGTACACAGCGGTCAGGATGTGGACAGATTAGCGTATAGTTTTAGTAAATTAAAAGGACCCGATGATGTGTCACACGGCGCATCCGAACCCGCTACCAAAAGAACTCGAAGGTCAACCAATGATCAGGATGTGGACGCATTAGCGAAGACTCTTAGTAAATTACCAGGACTCGATGATGGGTCACCATCATCAACAACAACTACCGGCGGAAAACCTCGCGGAAGAAAATCGCGTGGAAGAAAATCACGTGGAAGAAAATCGCGGGGAAGAAAATCACGCGGTCGTCGTTAGAATACTCAACCATTTCTCACACATTATAATAATATTATATGGCAGCATACGATTGTAAACCTTTAATTGACGAATTACGAACCAAGATACTTAATGGTCATATATCTAAAATTAAATAATGTATTTTAAATATATGAAGACATTTATCATTTACATCGCTTCCATAATGATCGTAACTGCGATATTCATTTATGGGTTACATTTACCTTCCGTTATTGTAGGTAAAACGGATTTAATACATGAATGGTATTATACAAATGCAATGAGTTCATTTATATCTGATCTATTTATTATTACGGCATATATTCACATTGGGTTGTGGGTCGCCGGAATGTTCCATACAAGGTATATATCTGGAATGGTATCGGACATAATGGGATTGATTTTTGTAACGTGTGTTCTAGACGTATTCTTTATGCTCGTCTTTTATAACGGCGCTAAATATAATTACATATCACGGTCTAGTTTCTTTGTGAGATGGTTTGGTGATGTCGGTTCAATCGTTATATTCTATGACATAGTTTTGGTATTGCTTGTATACGGAACGATACGAGGACTGGAATATATTACAAAAGAAAATTACAATTCATATAAGAGTAGATAACACATAGAGTTAATGACAAGAATTAGATTTGAAAATATAAATAAAATATTATAATGTTCATATATCTTATATGACTGAAACTTCAGCTGTTATTGTTCGTATTGTTACAATTGTTATTGGGGTTGTTGGTGCTGCGGGAGGCGTAGTCTTAACTCTCAAGGGTCTTGGTTTTGGGAGTGAATCGACAGGACCTCAAACGGAAGAATCCTGGAAGCCTGAAACACGACACGTGATCGATAATGCGAATACACTAATGGATTTGGATGCAAATCTTAAGTTCGAAGAAGAGCAAGTCGAAAAAGCACAAGACGCATTAGAAAGCGCAATAAAGGATGAAAAAGACGGTGCATTCATAAAGGCAAAAGAAGAAGAATTAAGGGAAAGAAAGAAACAACTATATATTGCGAAAGAGGCCGTAATACAACTAGAATCAAAAGTATTAACCCAAGAACAAATAAATGCAAGATCAAGTCAATATGGTGGGTTTCATCGCAGGAATCGTATACATTCGCAAAGTAAGAAACATTCGCAAAGTAAGAAACATTCGCAAAGTAAGAAACATTCGCAAAGTAAGAAACATTCGCAAAGTAAGAAACATTCGCGTTCAAATCGCAACAAGCATTTGAGAAGGAAAACCAAGTAAGATGCGTAATCTATATGGGGGTACAGATGTTTCCAATTCGTATATAACATTATCATATATAAAAAATAATATTTGATAATTGTATGACGACTATTGCTCCCCAAACCGCCAATGTCATTCCAGATGCCATTGTCATTCCAGATGCCATTGTCATTCCAGATAATTATCGTAGTTATATGAATGCGGAAGATATTAAAACGATTGAGAAATTTAATAAATCTGACAGTGAATTTAATATTATCGTACCTAAACCTATTATCATAAATGGTATTATACTAACCGAAGAAGAACTGGACAATGTGAAAAAACTACATAATCCACCGAAACAAAATATGGTTATGTTTGGGGCACCGAAGTTTGACGTAAAAATAACAGATACTAAACACACGTACACGGTACCTTTTAAAATTGGTCCAGGTGATATTATTAAAGAGAATAATGACACGATATTCTTATCATATTTTCAAATTGCAGAGGTCGCCGTTGAAATAAACCCGTACGCCCCTAAAAAATTTGGTTTTTTTAAATTTAAGGTTAGTGATTTTATTAGAACGATATCTGATGATAGAACAAAAAAAACTCTACCAGCACTTGTATACCCTCTTACCGTGAAAATAGAAGTAGGTGAACAATCCGCGAACGCGAAAGCGGTTGCCGCTTCTGTACAATGTGTAAACGTTCGTGACTCATTATTAGAAGAACTAGCGAAAATACGTGAAAATCTTGACTCAGAATATAGTAAATTTCTAAATTACAAAAAAAAGGGTTGTCCCACCAATTCTAGTGAATCAGCAGGTACATCGTCCCCCCCACCAAAATATGTGTTCGGTTCTGGCGCACCATTCAAATTCGGTCAATCAGTGAACGGTGCTGGCGCACCATTCCAACCCCAAATCGGTAACCCAGCGTCCACCCAATACCAATTCGGTACATCACCGTCATTCCAACCCCCAGGTGTAGTATCCGGTGCTGGCGCACCATTCCAATCCCAAATCGGTAACCCAGCGTCCACCCAATACCAATTCGGTCAACAAACGCCACCCAAACAACCATTTGGGTTCGGTGCTGGCGCACCATACCAACCCCAAATCGGTCAACAAGCGCTCCCCCGCCCCCCCGGTGTCGGTACTGGTGTATCATCCCAATCCGGTAAACCAGGTAAACCAATGTCCCACCAATCTAAAACAAGAAAAACAGAACATCAAGATGGTGGAGTAGTTAAACGAAAACGTAATATTAAAAAGCGAACAAGAAGATTGTCTGTTATAAGACGCAATAAAAGAAGATTTTTCAGAAAAAAAACTGTACGTAAGAAAAATAAGAGAAGGACGCGTAAAATCAGAAAATATCAAGGTCGAGAATGAGTCAATTCATTAGACCCTATGACAAAATAAATTTATAATATTTGATAGTTTATATATGAATGATAGTGATCTAGGTAATGTTACTGGTGATCAAGGAGGTTCTACATCCAAATCTACATCGGTGGTGGGTGATGTGGCGAAGGCAGTTACTGATGGTGCAAGTGTAGTAGTGACCAGCGCTGGTGAGTTAGGTACGAAGGGGATCGGTGTTGCTGGTGAGTTAGGTGTGGCGGGGGCAAATGCTGCTGGAGAAGTTAGTAAGGAGGGGGTCAATGTTCTTGGAAGGGTAGGTGCGGCGGGGGCAACTGCTGCTGGAAATATAGGTGCGAGTGCAGTCAATGCTGCTGGAAATATACTCGATCAGTCAATAAAACAAACATCTAACGCAGTTAGGACATCAGGAAAAGAAGTAGCAGGTTTACTAGGAGACGGAGCAAAAGCAGCAGCAACAGCAGCAGCAGCAACAGCAGCAACAGCAGCAAGAGGAACAAAAGCAGCAGCAAGAGGAACAGTAACAGCATTAGCACAAGGAGTAAAAGCAGCAAGAACACATCTGGAGGCGTACCCAGTAAGCAAACTACAAAACAAACTAGCCAGGGTTGAAAAGCGAAATGTAAGACTAAAAAAGATGTCCGAACTTAACCGAAAAATAGGAGAGGCAACTGCTAGAACAAATAGAATTGGAGCACCACAACCATCGGGACAAAATTGGGATTCAATACTCGACGATTTAGAAAATTATATACGTACCCGTTTTGATGAAACAAAGCGTCTGATAAATTCAGACGATAAAAAAAAACAAATTGAAGCTATTTATAATCGAAATATGGAACTTATATCGAAAATCAGAGACTTAATTATGAAAGTCGTTGAAAATGAGAAACTACGTGACGAAACATTGGCAAATGTAGACGGTGAAAATAATACACGACGTGACGAAATATTGGCAACAGATGTAGTCGATGTCGAGGCGGCGCCGCCGGCAGCAGCGCCGGCAGCAGGCGGAAGAGTAACACGAAAAAATAAAATCAAAAGGACAATGCGTAAGAGAGGAATTTTCAGAAGAAAAACTGCACGTAAGAAAAACAAGAGAAAATCGTATCGTAGAAAGATGCGCCGATAATTAAATACGAATAATAAATTTAATATATTATATAAATTTTATTGGTAAATGATAGACAATATTCATGTAATTGTCATATTAAACGGCATATATGATATTGCGTGTTCTCTTTCTATCCTAGGTATTATAGATTCGCCATTTCTTTCAATCATTCACTTGAATTTATTTATTTTCGAGACAAATCAATTATTTAAACGATGTCTAGCATACTGGATATTTACATACGGTATTATTCGTATGACTAATTCTTCTAAACTAATCCCATATTCTTATTATATTGAGGCACTTTTTTTTGCAAATGAGATTTTAAATGGAACGGTATATATATTACCAACGTTGTTTGTTGTTGTCACATCTATATTTATTGGCATATGGTATCACATTGAAGATCTTGAGTTATTTGTAGAATAAACAAGTTACAAAAAACTAAAGTATGGTTTCGCATTGGGTATCACCTTTACAATGTTAACATTATTCACATTTTCCTCTATGATACCGGTATTGTCTATGACATCATCACAAATAAATACGTCTGCGACTGGTGGTTGAAGATAGAAAACAAATTCAAGCATTTTCATAATCGTCCTATTTTTCACAATGATAAAACTTTTTTGTAAATATTGTACGGGCATACTTCTTATTTTTTTAATAAACGCGGACATATAAAAACAATACTTTACGGATACATTTTCCATTGGAATCGTATTAAATATCAATATAAATGGTTTTTCATATTCGTATAGTCGAATCCATTCATCTGTAAAGGAATGAAAATCTTCATCATTTAACAAATCTTTACCAAAATTGATGAAAACATAAGGAAAATGGTCTACATCATAATTTGCAAACATTATATATTAATGTTTATATATTAAAACAATTAAAAAGACGGACACGTTAATTTATGAAATTTTATTAGTGATTAGAACATTAAATGAACCCTTGTATTTTTCATATGTTACTATATACCATATGAAAGTTCCAATTCGTTACGTACCCAAAACACTTACTAAAAAGGATAAAAATAAACAAAGACGTGCACTCATTCGTTCAAGGAAAGAGTACAAAAAGGGAAATTATCTGATGAGAAAATCATTAAAATCATTCAAGAGTAAACCGTCACCTCATATAATCAACGCCCGAAAACTATACGGGATTGATATGGTAAAACCAGATAAATTATTAGCGCGAAAGACGAAATGTAACATTAAAGGATTACAAAAAATATTCAATAAGGGGCAAGGAGCATACTATTCAAGTGGAAGTCGCCCGAATCAGACACCACATTCATGGGCGTACGCTCGTTTGGCGAGTAGTATCAGCGGAGGCAATGCATCTGTGGTAGATTACAAAATACTAAAAGAATATTGCGATCCAACATCTAAAGCACTTCATTTGGCGAAAAATGCGTCCAAGAGGAGTAAAAAACGGGTTCAGAATATTAATCTGTAAATTATATATTTTTATAATGCATCATTTTATATGAAGAGGTACAGAAATAAACTAATGTATTTGATATTCACTATCTTTATCTTTTCATTCATATATTCGTTTATCAATCCAGTAAACTTCTATGGGATGAATAAAATACAGGATCAGATTAAAGATGACATGATAGAAGATAAGGCGCGTGAATCATTCTATGTAGAAACAAAAAAGGAAAAGGTAGAGCGAGATGTTGAAAAAATTGTTGAGGAAGAAGGTAAACGAATAAAGGAACAAAGTTTTACCCAGAAATATCTAGATTGTCTATATTTCTCTATTATTACATCTTGTTTGCTGGGTTATGGGGACATTTATCCAATCACGAACATATCAAAAATATTGGTTTCCATTCAAGCCCTTGTTACATTGTCTCTTATTTTATATTAAAAGCAAAAAACAATACCATATATTATGGGGAATAATATATCGTATCAACCCGTTACATTTGACGACGTTATTAGTGCATCAAATGACCCAGAATTATGGACCATTATAACAACATTACCAGAATCATCGAAATGTTTGATTACTGGTACTTGTCCTATTGATGAAGAAGAGAAAAAAATAAATGATATTATAGACAAACGTAAAAGGACAAATATCATTATTTATGGATCATCATCAAATGATCTTAACGTGATTAAAAAATATAACCAACTTCGCAATGCAGGTTTGCGAAATGTATATATTTATACGGGTGGTTTGTTTGAATGGTTGTTGCTACAAGACATTTATACCGCAGATGTGTTTGGTACGACAACGACAGAACTTGACATATTAAAGTACAGTGGCAAACCACTCATTACGAAAAGCATGCTTCAAATACACGCATAATCCATATATTCATGATATCTTTATTTGACTTAATATCCATGTTTCCATCAAGTATAACGACATCCGTATTGTCTTGAGAAACCAACCACTTTTCGTGATATTTGTGACACATTTCAAGATATTCAATTGGAATTGTTTCACCATCGCGATTTCTACCAATGACGCGTTTATGCGCCACATCAGGATCAGTCTTTACATAAATCGTTGTCTCTTTAGGAAAATCCGAGGTAAACTCATCAAACCACTTCTTGTAAATTTGGTATTCAATGTCTCCAATCATTTCTGTATCATATAACATCGCAGCAAATACATTTCTATCGGTCTCAAGACTTCGTTCACTAATGATGATGTCATAATCACCTTTCATTGCTTCTCTCAAAATACTTAGGCGCGAAATATACGCCATCATTTGAAATGTGAATGCATATTTCTTTTGGTCAGAGTAGTAGTGTTCTAGAATAGTTCCAGATTTATCCTTGATGTCCATCCAAGTATCGACTGGTTCTGGCAACATACATATCCTAGGATTACCGGAAAATCGGGTTTTTACTTCATTAAATAGTGTACTTTTACCCGCCCCAATATTACCCTGAATCACGATGTATTTTTTATTGTTGGTTTTTACCCGGAGAGCGTTGGATGAAGTGCACGACATAGACATTCTGTTTCCCATCTTTTAGATATACTATGTAACTATTTTATAAATCAATTTTATAGAATATCATATAAGAAATATAACATCAATTAATATATGTCGGATACGTTGTCACAATTTATGATCGATGCAATGTTCGACGGAAACCCTGAATTGTTGGTACAACACCAACTACATTCTGTAAACCTCTTTTACGACGTAAATATATTCAAAATATTAAGGGAAAATAATCCAATCAAAATAATGAAGGAACAAGATGAAAACGGCGAATACCATCGTCGGTGTGATATATATATAGGAGGCAAATCGGGTGATAAGATATATTATGGTAAACCAGTGATATTTGACGAGTCAAGGGAGCATTATATGTATCCCAATGAGGCGAGATTGCGCAATATGACCTATGGGGTTACAATGCACGTTGATGTTGACGTTGATTTTTTTATATCATCTCCTGAAACAGGCGAAGTTCCGACAGAACCAACCAATTCAATTACGTTACCAGACCGATTCTATATGGGACGATTTCCGATTATGTTGATGTCAAATATGTGCATATTGAAGGGGATGACATCTGACGTAAGGTTTGAATTTGGTGAATGCAGAAATGAATATGGGGGATATTTCATAATAGATGGCAGCGAAAAGGTCGTTGTACCACAAGAAAAATTTGCAGATAATATGATATATATAAGGGATACTGGTGATGACACCTATAGTCATTCCGCCAATATTCGGTCCGTATCTGACGACCTCTCTAAACCAATTAGGGCGTTGTCGATTAAAATAATGGCACCAAATGCGACATATGATGATACACAGATTGTTGTGAGTGTTCCTAATGTTAGAAAACCGGTCCCATTATTCATATTAATGCGTGCTTTGGGTGTTATATCAGATAAGGATGTTATTGAACGATGCATCCTAAACTTAGATAAGAATTCAGAATATATTGAGTTGTTCCGTTCATCAATTCATGATTGTTCTAGTATTTTCAACCAAACCTTAGCGTTAAAATATATCGCAACATTGACAAAAGGAAAAACGATTCCACACGTGATTGAGATCTTGACAGATTACTTATTGCCGCATATAGGAGAAATGAATTTTGTAGATAAGTCCTATTTTATTGGACATATGGTATTTGAACTACTTAAGGTATATTGTAAGAAAAGTCCACCAACAGACCGGGATAGTTTCATGTTTAAACGCATTGAGTTACCAGGTAATCTAATGACCGATTTGTTCAGAGAATTTTATACAAAACAAAGAAAGGAGATATTTCAAAAGATAGATAAAGAATATTATTTCAAGACCGGAATGTACCGAGATAATTTCCAAGAATTAATTTTGGCGAACAAGACAGAAATATTTTCAAATCGAATCGTGGAACGCGGGTTTCAAAAGGCATTTAAAGGTGATTGGGGTGGCGAATCGCACACAAAACGGATTGGTGTCATACAACCAATCAATCGGTTAAGTCACAATGCAGCAATCGCCCATCTCCGTAAGATAAATTTACCACTTGACGCCAGTGCAAAGGTTGTTGGACCAAGATTGTTGCATACATCTCAATGGGGAATGATTGACCCACTTGACACCCCAGATGGAGGAAATGTCGGACTTCATAAACATATGGCGATTGGTGCTGTTATTACTAATGGATATCCGGCAAGTGCGCTTGTTGGGTTATTGGTTCAGGGTGGAATGCGACACATACATGAAATATTAACGTGTGACTTGTCAGATTATCACAAAGTTTTTCTGAATGGTGCGTGGATAGGTGTGGTAGATGATCCAACCGGTATTATTGGGTTGAGACTATTGAGGAGAAACTGCATCATTCCACCATTGACATCTATTTATAGAGATATGAAGAATTTAAAAATAGATATATGGACGGATTCTGGTAGATTATCCAGACCGGTATATTGCATCGATGATGGTATCGTATCACACGATTTGCCTCACATTAAGAAAGGTATCGACGAAAAGAATATCACATGGACACAACTTGTAACCGGTACCAATTCTAAATTAATAGAAAATGTATCCATATATTCAGATAAGGTATATGAATCCGGAGAATTATATTCCAAAGATGTCGATCTAATGAAAGGTAAAAGTGCAATTGAATATCTAGATACAAGTGAATTAAACGAGTGTATGGTCGATTGCCAATGGTTGGAAAGAGATATTAAAAAGAAGTACACGCACAAGGAAATCCATGGATCCCTGTTACTTGGACTACTTGGTAATCAAGTTATATTTGCAGAACACAATCCATTACCACGTGATTTATTTGCTTGTGGACAAATGAAACAGGCAGTATCATTGTACCACTCCAATTACCAGAATAGGTTTGATAAGACCGGGATTGTTCTTAATTATGGACAAGTTCCACTTGTAAAAAGTAGATATTTGGAGAAAATATCAAGAGAACAGCATCCTTATGGTGAAAATGTTATTGTTGCTATTATGTCTCTAAATGGTTACAATGTTGAAGATTCTATTTTGTTTAATTCTGCATCTGTAGATAGAGGATTATTTAGAACCACCTACTACAATTCATATGAATCACACGAGGAGAATGGTGCAGTGGGTGAAAGTAATACAAACAAGGTATTTTCTGACGTATTAAATGATAATGTTTCGGGTACCAAACGTGGTGTAGATTATTCACATTTAAACCCGAATGGGTTGATAAAGGAAGGAACCCAGATGAACGATAAGACGGTCGTTATTGGTGTCAAAACATCGAATATAGAGTCACCAGAATTGCAGACAGATTCATCGATATTACCTAAAAAAGGTCAAAAGGGTGTAGTTGATAAGGTATATATGACAGAAGATAAAACTGGAAACAGAATTGCAAAAGTCAGACTAAGGGATGAACGGATACCTGCCATAGGTGACAAATTTTGTTCCAGGTGTGGTCAAAAGGGAACGGTTGGATTAATCGTACCCGAACAAGATATTCCATTCACGAAGGATGGGACCCGCCCAGATATTATAATCAATCCACATGCAATCCCATCTAGAATGACAATCGGGCAGTTAATCGAATGTATAATGGGGAAGGCATGTTCTGTAGTTGGTGGATTCGGTGACTGCACCGCATTTATGAATAACGGCAGAAAAGATATATTATTTGGGAATTTATTGTCATCTGTTGGATTTCATTCATCGGGAAATGAATTGCTGTACAATGGTCAAACTGGTGTCCAATTAGAGGCAGACATATTTATAGGTCCGACCTATTACATGCGTCTCAAGCATCTGGTCAAAGACAAGATGAATCATCGAGCAAAGGGTCCCAAAACATTACTTACCCGACAAACGGTTCAGGGACGCGCAAATGATGGCGGACTTAGAATTGGTGAAATGGAGCGTGATGGTATCATATCACACGGCGCTAACTATTTTTTGCAGGAATCTATGCTTACTAGAGGCGATGATTACTACATGGCAGTTTGTAACAAAACTGGTATGACGGCAATCTATAATGAAAAGCGCGATTTATTCATAAGTCCTCTAGCAGATGGACCCATAAAATTCTCCGGTACGATGGGTGATGATATGAATGTGCAACAGATAACAAAATATGGGAGATCATTTAGTGTGATACGTGTACCATATACATTTAAATTATTATTGCAAGAGTTACAAACCATGCATGTACAGATGAGAATGGTCACGTCCGACAACGTGAATCAGATATATTCCATGGGATTCTCTGATAATTTGATTAAATTAACAGGTAAATCCAGTTTAGGAGATATATACAGAAAACAATTCGGGAATATAATTAAAGGACAATTTGATATTGGGAATACTACACCATCACAAGATATTTTAGGAGCAGGGGTCGTGGAACCCAGTGCAACTCCTTTAGAACCCAGTGCAACTCCTTTAGAACCAGATTCCGATACTCCATTATTATCGAGTGTAACCGAGTCACCATCCATTGATGTTCCAGATGATGAGAAAGAAACAGATAAAAAAACAGTTAAGTATTAATATAAATTGAAATATAAAAACTAAAAATACACTTATAATATAATGTCTAGTGCAACTGAACTATTGCGATTGTACCATACTTCTAGGAAAAACATCATTGATATCCTCTATATGAGAGGATTCGATGTGAGTGGATACATTGGCGCATCAATACAAGAGGTTGAAATTATGTCAAGCAATGACCAACTCGATATGTTGGTAACATCATCAGATGGAAAGAGCGTCTACGTAAAATACAATACTAAGAAATCAATTCGCCAACAAACCCTCAATGAATTTGTAAATGAGATGTTCAAAGGTGATAAACCAATATTGAAAAAAACAGATGACATGATAATTATAGACTCAATCGATGCAAATGATACTACGAAAAAGGTACTTAGTGATATATGGGACAAACAACATATTTACATGTCAGTGATATCAATTCGATCGGTTATGTTCAACATATTGAAACATCAACTTGTGCCACAACATCGACCAATGACAATGGAAGAGAAGAAGAAGATTGAATTAGATTACAACATAATTTCGGACTCTAAGTATCCAGATATATCAAGGTTTAGTCCAGTTGCAGCAGTGATTGGATTAAGACCCGGACAACTTTGTGAGATTATACGCCCAAGTAGAACTGCTGTTACATCTTCTTATTATAGAATATGTTCTCAATAAATATAAATGACGGATAATCAATCCATTGGAAATACACCATCTGAATATAATAAAAAATTAACAAGAATAAACAAATCATTTACATCTAGTCTTAATACAAAAAGGTTACAATTTCCTGATGCAATGATGGTTAATACTAAGAATGATCCGAAAACGAATGTTTATCGAGATACAGATAACAAATTGGACCAGACAATTATAGCATATGGCGCATTATCAAATGACATTAATAATGATATTACGGATATACTCACCAAAATAGACGAAACCAAAATGGAAATAGATACAATTAATGTTGATTTACAAAATAGAGGTGTAAAATTTGATGATAATGCCATTATAGCCCAAAGCACATATGGATTGTATAATGATACAAGGGGTCAATATAGCGATAATAGGAAATCAAATGCATTATTGTTTTTTGTGTCTCTATATTTATTATCGACCATCAGTCTAAATGCTACCTTTTTTCTGTTTTTTGTAATGCTTTCTTACATAATACTCGGTGCATTGAATAGTTCAATTGACATTGGGTTCATAATTCGTGCATTTGTAATACTTGTATTTGCCATATCATTATATTCTATAAGGGGAATATTATCGAAATTTAAGGCAACTAAATAATATCAAATCAATATATTATATCATTATATAGATATAATATATATGGTCTATTCGGACGAAATAACTCAGATGGAGACGAAATATAATAAAGTACTCGCTTCATACACAAGAATGTATAAAATTATAATGGATAGTGAGATGGAAGAGAGTGGTGGTCCACCTGTGAGTACAGATGTATCAAGATTTTATAATAAAATAGTTGCTACTCTTCCAAAGGGTTCTGAAAATTTAAGCGAGGCAGAGAAACAACAAAAAAGACGTTTTCACTTTGTAAATAAATATGGGGGATTAATGAAAGATGTATACAACCCTAAGACAAAAAAGTGGAAAATAGATTGTTTACCCAGTGTCATGAAGAGTAACAATATTACTACGATGTATGGTCTAGCAGAAGAATCTCTTGATATATTCGCTCAAGGAACTACGCCGTTAAACTCGTCATATCCATGTAATGTTGTAGGTAGCATTATTACTACTACATACAAGTATGGATTGAATAATCGGGAGGTGAAGAGACGGGCATTTGTTGATAGTAAAGGAGAGAAAAGAATATTTTATGGTGTTGACAACTTGACGGCTTCTAAAATAAGTAAAAAATGTGGAGGTTATCCAACAATTGATGTGACAAGGGATGCATGGCAAGCAATTCCAAATTCAAGATATTCTCAAAATATTGAAACGTGTAAACGCTCAACCCGAAGAGATTATACCCAAATGAAGATAAAACTTTGGCGAACAAAACGTACATTAGAAAGAATGGCTGAAACACTTTACAGCGAAACTGGACTCGCAAGATATGCGAGAAATGCATTAAATGACGAGATTTCCGGATACGATTACATCATAGATAATTCATCTCAAGATAATTATAACGCTAATCTAGAATTGCGAAACATTATCCCAGATGCCATTACATTAGACGCAGGAATTCAGTCAACTACAGAAATATTTGACGTTTCAAAATCGAATATTTTAAAATATACTGCTCTTCTGGTATTTTTCATGTTTGTTTTGATTGGATTGGTTATGAGTAGTGACTTGTCAATCAATATATTAGCAATATCTCTAGTAGTGGCGATAATGTATATAATATATGTATTAACCTAATTTTTCATTTCATATAAGAATTAATTCTACTATATTATCATAGTATTTATATATATGAACGACAATCAATCAAATATTATTACCCGAATTAAAAATCTGCAAGACTCAGAATTAATGGTTCTCGATAAGGGAACTGTTAATAAATTCGACCTAGCAAAGGATCTATATGAGGAACGAATTCGATTATATGATTCAATGGATACTACCTATAGAAATCTATCAGTTGACATTGTTAATAAAGAAGAAGAACTAAGAAAAAAACGCAAGGCATCCGTATTCGCATTCTCTGAGTCAGAAGCAGCAGGTAAAAGAGTTAATGAATTGAATGAGAAAAATAAAAACGTTTCACGACAAATAGAACTAACAACATACTATAATGATCGAAACAACAAAACTGGTGAGATTATTAAAAAAATAACGATTATTATTTCAATTCTTGTAATCATAATGGTGTTGTATAAACAAGATGAGATATATATACCACCTGCCGTAATATATACATTGACGTTTGTAACGATTACTATAGGTATTGTAATTTTTATAATGGATATGATATCTGTAACATCTAGAGATAACATGGATTTTAAGAAATTTGATTGGAACTTCAATCCACCAAACGAAAAAGAAAATACTATTGATCTTGCACTTGACGCTGATATTGACACGAGTGCTTTAAATCTCTTTGGTATTAAAACTCCGGGTATTGATTGTAGCGAAGGAGAGTGTTGTGGAGACGGAACTGTCTGGGATAATGCTTTATATAAATGTAAACCAGCACAAGTATAAATAAGCGCTAATTATATTTCTATAAATATAGAAATATATATAAATGGGAGATAGTGCAGATAATATAAATGCATTGACTGATTTATTTAATAACACAACATCTGGGAATTTCAACATGTCGGGAGATGGCGAGTTATCTGCAATAGGCGCCAACGCGGCAATTGAAAATATATTAATTGACACAACCGAGGAACTTACCGGTGATGAAAAGCGCGACCGGTTCGCCCAACAAGCAGATAGTCTAAAAAGTGTTATCAATGGTCAAAATCAAACTGCAGTGGATAGTATAAAGACAAATCTCGCAAATTATAGTGAATTAATTGATAAAAATAACATGCTGAATGATATTATTGAAAAAAAACGAGCACAACTCGCCCAACTTGATTCAGATATAGAAATTGGTATATCAGATATAGACACAAACAAGCAACGTATAATGTATGAAACCAACGCAATGGATACAATAAATTACATGCGTATCTTAATATATATAATATATTCACTCGTTTCAGTATTATTTATAGCAAACTATATCTTAATGAATAAAGATGATAAATCGATAGAAAACAAAATAAAAATTTTATTCATAATCGTTATTATTTCTGTTATAGCAGTTTTTCCTGACAAAATTGTATCTGGGTTGAATTATATCTACAAATTACCGAAATCATTGTTTCCTGATGCGACTCCTTAGGTTTCGTATTCACATTTAGTCTTCGTCTTCATCATACGATATCTTAATGTTTTTCCAGGACCCATTGTAATGACCATATCTGATATTCATAAACTCATATACTTCTTTAGACTTTGGAATACTGCGACCATAATTTGTAGTATACCAGTCCTTGAATACATTATATAATTCCATCTTCTTAAGTGAAGCGCCTTCCTCGCATACAATATTTTCTTTTGCAAATTCGGATAAGTAATCCTGTGACTCTCTGTACCTCTCTGTACTTCTCATAACAATGTCACAATCATCAACTTTTGCCTGTCTGACAAATGCAAGTTCAACTAATTGTGCGGTAATAAGAGGTACCCATCTCTTAAACTTAGCAGATAAATTTTTATCTAGTTTGAATTGGTAAGGACATACATTCTTGGGAAACCTAATCTCGTCTTCATATGGATTGTCAATGAATTTTGATTTGAAATCACACAATCTGAAACGACGAAGGGTACCATCGTCTGTACTATTCAATTCGAAAAGTACATTTGTGCATACAACCAACGTGAACTGGGGAATAAATGTCACCGTGTCCTTATACAATGCTCTCGCTTGAATTGGGTCACCGCCAGTAATCTCTTTTAGAATACCTTCATTGATTCGATCACCTTTACTAGGTTCTTGCATGACCGCATATCGAATACCTTTTAATTGCGCCACTTCAGATGATGTGCTTCCAATTGTATTTCGTTTTGATGTCACTAATGTAATTGGAATTGTTGCCTTCAATTCTCCAAGAATGAGTGACATCAACTCAACCAAACATGACTTACCATTTCTGCCTGAACCAATGTAGACATTGAATGTTTGATTTGGATTGATTCCAATGAGAATAGATGCCAGGTGTTGCCACATGTAGTCTCTGAGTGATTCGATTGGGAAAAGTTCGTCGAAGAATTTCTTTACTTCATCACGAGTGACGTCATTGTCTTTGATGCTATCTAGTGGTATATAATCCCTCAGGGTGGATTTAGACAAATAATCATCGTGATGTCCACGACGGAAACACTTTTCCTTGAAATCTACAACTCCATTATTGAAGCACAATAACCAGGGATTGCAGTCCAACCGATCCATAAAGGTTGAATCATAAAACAATTCTCTTGCTTCACGCATAATATTTGATTTCCACGTGGTCTTTTTCAACAATGTTGCAACTGCATCCAGTTTTTTTGGCACGTCAACCAATTTTTCATACATTGGGTTTGTTTGTTCCATCATCTGCACCTTATTTCTGATTGAATTTGCCCTGGAATTGTATTCCTCAAACAAAGTGGATGATATGCACAACCTAAGAGAATTGCCCGAATCATTTTCAGTCCATTTATGATCTACAAATTCGTACCATATATTTTTACTGATACTTGCGCATACAAATCTATCCTTGCATATATGGTAAAGAACATTTGCAATGTCCCATTCCGTGACAACACCTTTTATCGTATGGTCAATGTAATACTGAATTGAGTCACGTCGGACCAATCCATACGCCTCGGGTGATTCATTTTTCGCCCAATATATAATAGATCGATAACTAAGTGCATTTTTATTTGAGAATTCAAAATCATCCCACATTGATTTTAGTTCTCCAATTCGACTCCAATCAAATGTTCCATCCGATTTAAGAAGTGATGTTCTCCCTCCTGGTTGTGCACTAAATTTGACCCACGTAGCAAATAATCGCTTGTCTGTATTCGCCAACGCCCATCCAACCCTAATCCATTTGGTATAACTACCTGGACCGTAATATGATTTTGGTAATGCCATTGTGTAACCATGTGTCTCTTTTACGATGTATTCTCCATCTGAGAGTCCGTCAAATATATTATCTATTTCTTTGTCTAACATCTCCATACTAGTTATGGATGAATCGGGAAGTTTTTCACCACTGGGTTTAGATACAACTATTCGTTTAACCTTCTTTTTGACAAGCATTTCCCGATGCTTTTCATATTCACTACTATGTTCGGGACGCAGATTGTAAACTGGATTACCATTGTATCTAGCAGACAATTTATTTAAATGATCGTATGTATTAAATGTTGTTATGTCAAATGAATAATCGGGTTCCCATTCAACCTGATTATTCAACGTATATATCCATTTATATTTTATCATATACGCCATGTGGTGTGGTTTTCTGGAACCATACATTTGCCAATTAACACAACCTTTTGTTACCCCTTCGTCAAATACATCGTCCCATTCCGTACCAGGTTTCAATGGAATATCATTCCATAATGATGGAAGTTTTTCGATTAATTTGGTTCTCAACATACATTGAATTGCCTTGTGTGCACCGAGACCGATTACAATATGAATCCCATCTTTTACCAGTTTATCGGTTCTATTTACATCCTGTTTCTCCATCACATATATGTCAATCTTGGATTCTGTTGGGATGTCTAACAATGACAAGACTTCGTCCATATAACACGATACAAATGATTGGATATGTTCGATTTTATGTTGTCGTTTGGTAATATCTAGTTCATATCTGAGGTCTATATCTATAAGAATTGGTCCTCCTTCAATCTGTTGTTTTTCTGTAAGATATGAAAGACGACCCTTGTCAAATACCTCTTGGTAATAGACGTCCATAAGTGTTTTATTATCTGAAATTTGTATCGTATATGCCCCACCTGGTATATTGTGTGCTCGATCACCTATTTTAGTGTGTGTTATTTCTCCTCCCTGCTGAGAAACGTGACCCTTTAGAAATCTGTCCAGGTTCATTTTTTGTGTAGACATCATTATATGTTATAGTCCTATAGTTTTATATCAATTTTTACAGAATGATATCCCACAAATGAACGCACAATATAAAATTGATAACATTTAAAAATAAACCTTGACATATAATAAGATGAAATTTTGCAAGAAATGCGACAATATGTATTATATGAAATTATCTCCAGATGAAACTGCTAAAATCGTATTATACTGCAGAAAATGTGGAGACGAAGACGATAATGCAACTGGAGATGCATGCATCATCTCAACAAAGATCGGCAACATAGATGAGAGTATGTTGCACGTCAACAAATATACTAAATATGACCCAACATTACCTCATACGGATACAATTCATTGCCCTAACGATGACTGTTTATCTAATAAGGGAACTACTCCCCGCGACGTACTTTATTTGCGATACGACGATATTAACTTGAAATATGTATACATATGCAGTATTTGTGATTCTGTATGGAATATGAAAAAGTCGTAAAATTGATTTAATGATTATATTGTTGATATATAATAACAATGGCTACTTGGGATGAAGAAGGTGAACTAAATGACGCAGAAATCGATGATATTACAGATGATTTGTCTACAGGCACAGAGGACCTTCCATCGATTGGTGATGAAAATGATGATTTATCCATACCAGAACGAGATGATGATGTTCAGGAATTAGAGGAATCAATTGGTTCGGAAAATTATGATTCTGACGATGACACAGTTGACGAAAATTATATTGAAAAGTTGTCAAATGATTATGTCAACAAACACGTTGAGGATCATCACCCTGAGATATATACACACAATTATGAAGAAATGCGAAATTTGATAAAAATCGTTCGCGACAGGGAGACGGGAAACATAGTCGATCCTATCCATAAAACGGTACCCTTTCTCACAAAATATGAACGAACACGCATACTGGGAATACGTTCAAAACAAATCAATAATGGTGGTGAAATATATGTCGATGTTCCCCCTAATGTAGTAGATGGATATAGTATAGCAGAAATTGAACTCAGTAGTAAAAAAATTCCATTTATTATACGACGACCAATTCCAAATGGAGGATGTGAATATTGGAAATTATCTGACCTAGAAATAATGTAAATATGTTAACATTTCCAACGTTTCCCACACTTTGTACACGTGACAAATGTTGTCATGGGTTCATCTGCTGAACGCGTCTGCAATTGATACGCGAAACATTCTTTGGAACCACATCTGCAAGTGAAATCATCTGTATTCCCCCTACTAGTTGAAGAATATTTACTATCATCCCTCTCTATTTTTTTCTTTATCAATATATCCCAATGCTCAGGATGTATTTGTTGATGCGTCATCAACGAAAGGTCTGCACACGTGTATAGGTTTGATAGCAACCCAGAATAAACTTGTTTCATATTAAAACATATGGACCTCAATCGGTTTTTATATATGCTTACAAATTGTACGTTTTTCCATTTTTTAATAACACCAAGTTGTTTAGACTGATGTATTGTATAATTGTATACACTTTTCTCTATGTTAATTGGTAATTTCCCCAACGAATCAGATGAAATTCGGTGAATGACATCGGTTATGTACTGAATCATCAACTTGCGAAAATGATTGGGATTATTTACCACGGCAGTTGACTGCGACATAATAACTATCTATGTAATGTTATTTATAAATCAATTTAGTTTCATATGTATTCTTCTTCTGAAAGTTCGGTATTTGAGTCGTACTCGTCACTTGGATAAGGTTCGTGCGTTTCACAAAGTGATGCCGTGTCATCGTCTTGATCTACATCCGAATCACATTCACCCATTAATTCCTGGATAATATAATCAAACTGAGTTACACTTGTGTCCTCGATATTTTCAATACATTGAGATATATTTTCAATACTATATTTAGACGTAGTGATTATGATTTTCCCAGTATACATGATTGTATCTAATGGAGGAGGAAAGGTAAAACTGCATTCTGATGAATCTCCATAACTGTAAAATATCGTGTAATAGAGATCGTCTATGCACCATTCAAAATGCAGTAAATCCTCATCACAATTTGGATTGCATATCATACTAATGTCGAATATATTGGTTATATCATAATTAAATGTGTCAATCCCGGTTTCATCTATTACAATTACAGATGGCATACATTATATTTTGAGACAAGGTTTAAATGGTTTAACATATCTAAGATATGCGTCTTATAATCGATAATTTACACCACAAGAAATTATTAGGGTTGACAAATGGTATTGAAATAAGTAAAGAA